TTAGACGCTATAACGCACCTTTTTATACAGCCGATGAAGAATGGGCTTTAGAAGTTACCGAATATACAACTTTAACAGACGAAGAAGAAACTCAAACTGTTTCTGAGTTAAACATGGAATTTAATTAATATGAATTATTCAACTGCAGAATCACTCTACACTTCACACGAAGGAAATAGATGGAACTATCTAGATCGTGCTAGAGACTGTTCAAAGCTTACTATACCCTACATAATGCCACAAGATGGTTTTGGTGCTCATAGTCGCTTAGAAACTCCCTTTCAAGGCGTTGGGGCAAGAGGAACTAATAATCTTGCATCTAAACTATTACTCGCACTCCTTCCCCCTAACGCCCCATTTTTTAGGTTAAAGGTAGACGAGCAAAAGCTCAAAGAAGAAGGAGCACCTGACGAAGTACTTTCAGAAATGGAGACGAGCCTTCAAGCCATAGAAGATAGAATTATGGATGCTGTTGCTAAAGAGTCTTACAGAGTTGGACTCCACGAGGCTCTCAAGCACCTTATCGTTGCAGGTAATGTTCTTTTATATATGCCTGAAGAAGGTGGATTAAGAGTATTTCATTTAGATCGCTTTGTTGTAAAACGTGATCCTATGGGTAATATCTTACACATCGCTACTAAAGAGGATGTTGCTTATGCTGCTCTTCCACAAGAGATCAAAGATCAAATAGGAGTAGAAAAGGGTAAAGACGAGACTTGTTCTCTTTATACTGCTTGCTGTCTAGAAGGTGATAAGTGGCATATATGGCAAGACATCAACGGAACAAAGGTTCCTAATTCAGAAGGTTATTTCAAACTAGACGAGTGTCCTTTTATTCCTCTAAGATTCTCTCGTATTGACGGAGAGGACTACGGACGTGGTTACGTTGAGGAATACTTGGGTGACCTACAAAGTCTTGAAGCTCTTACCAAAGCTATCGTAGAAGGTAGTGCAGCAGCAGCTAAAGTGTTGTTTATGGTTAATCCTAACGGAACAACAAGACCACGTACTTTAGCAGAAGCTCCAAATGGTGGTATTGTTCAGGGAAGTCAAGCTGATGTCTCTGTGCTTCAATTAAACAAATTTAATGACTTTAGAGTCGCCCAAGAGACTATCGGACAAATCAAAGAGCGTCTTGCTCATTCGTTCCTTATAACGAGTGCACAAGTGCGTAACGCTGACCGAGTGACTGCAGAAGAGATTAGAATGCTCTCTCAGGAGCTTGAAAGTGCTCTAGGAGGTCTTTACAGTCTACTATCATCAGAAATGCAACTTCCAATGATTAAGCGTCTGATGGTTATTCTAAACAAACAAAAGAAACTTCCAAAGCTTCCTGAAGACCTTGTAGAACCTGTAGTAGTTACAGGAATCGAAGCACTTGGACGTGGTAATGATTTACAGAAACTCGATCTGTTCCTAGCAGGAGCAGCTCAAGTAGTCGGAGCAGAAGCCGTCGGTGGTTTCCTAAATGTAGGAGAGTACTTTAAACGTCGTGCTACTGCCCTTGGCATCAAAACTTCAGGCTTAATGAAGTCAGAAGAACAATTGCAGGCGGAACAACAGCAAGCACAACAGATGCAAATGCTTCAACAGCTTGGACCGTCAGGTATAAATGCAATGAGTAAACAAGCTGATACTGCTCAAAAAATAGAGGCAGATCAACAACAAACTAGCGAGTAATAAATATGGATAAAGTAGAAATTAATGAACCTACAGCAGGAGAAGGTGAAAACCTTACCCTTGAACAACAATCAGCTATGCAAGATGCACAAGCTAACGGTGAATTAAATACATCAGAAACACCTGCGACAGATCGTCCTGAGTGGCTTGATGAGAAGTTTAAATCACCTGAAGATATGGCAAAAGCATATAAAGAACTTTCATCAAAAATAGGAACAAATGAAACAGAAACTAATGAGCCTCAAGAAACAAGTGACGACAGTCCTCAACAAAATGCAATCACTTCTGCAAGTGACGAGTATGCTGAAAAAGGTGAGCTCACTGAAGACACTTACGGTGAACTCGCTAAAGTCGGTATTACAAAAGACATGGTTGATATGTATATCGCAGGTCAAGAAAGCAGTAACACTGCCGAAACAACTGCTATACAAGATTCTATCGGTGGTGAAGACAGTTATAGAGCAATGGTCACTTGGGCTTCAGAAAATCTCTCAGAAGCAGAGCAAAACGCTTATGATGAGGTCGTTGAAAGCGGTAGCGTCGAAGCTGCTAAGCTTGCTGTTCAAGGTCTTAACGCTCGTTTCCAAGCTTCAGGAAAAGCTCCTACCTTAATGCAAGGTCAATCTCAAGGAAGTGGTGTTGTTCCATTTAACTCTGTTGCTCAAGTACGAGAAGCAATGTCCGACAAACGTTATGGACAAGATCCTGCTTTCCGTAAACAAGTAGAGCAACGAATAGCAATTTCAAACGTATTATAAAATGACTACAGAACTAATAGCAATGCTCGGCGGTGGAGCTAGTGGTTTCCTATTTAAATTAATAGGAACTATGGTTACATCACAACAAGCAAACGTCGATAACTTAATCAAGAAACAAAAAGCTTCTGATGCAAGTGCAGATGCAGCAGCAAAACGAACAGGTGATGGTGGTGCAATTGTAAGACGTATAATTGTTGTTACAGTTCTTTTCGGTGTAATCATTGCTCCGTTTATCCTAGCTCATAGTAATGAGGGGGTAACGGTAGCCAATGAGTACAGTAAATGGTTTGGGCTCTTCAAAGGCACAAGCTACCAAACTCTTCATGGGTATGTAATATTACCTGAAATAAGGCAAACAGTATTAGCTATAGTTGGTTTTTACTTTGGATCCTCTTCAGTCAAGTAGCTATGGCATTACCTCAATCAGTAAAACTCAATACATTTTTAGATGCTCTAAGATGGCAGGAGTCAAGTCATCGAGATGATGTTCCTGATGGAGATAAAGGCTTAGCTTACGGACCGTATCAGATGCACGCAGTAATGGTTAGAGAATCTAACCTAATGGCAGGCACTAATTACACTCACGAAGATGCTAGAGACCCTGAAAAGGCTCACGATATGGCTAAGAAGCTCTATTTTGCTTTTGATAAGTATCTTAAAGGAAGAGGCGTAAAGCCTAAAATGTCGCATTTTCTTGCGATGTGGAACGGAGGACGTGCAGGATATCAATATGTTGATGGCGACGCGAGTTCTATAAAGAACTTTGATCAGGAGAAAAAAGATAATCTAGACGAATATATAAGAAAGTTTAGAGAAGAAAGCTTACCTTACATTTTAAAACAAACAGATTCAATACAGGAGCAACCAATACAAAAGGTAGCCTCTGTTGAAGAAGAAACACCAAACGCAATCAACCGTCATAAAGGCGATGTTAATGCAGGTGTTGTTCCTGAACCTACAGGAATATAAGACTTTTGTCAGTTACTTAAAGTAGCAGAGACCCTTGCGAGGATAATCTTGATAAGCAAACCAAGTGATGGACACCAAAAACAATAATAATAATAATCCCTAAATAATAGAAAGAAAAACTTATGACAGATTTCAATGCATCACGTCTAGGTCAAGTCAATGCTGCAAACGCAGTGGACGCTCTCTTTCTGAAGGTGTTCTCAGGTGAAATCTTAACTACATTCGAAGAAAAGAATGTAATGAAAGATTTACACATGGTTAGAACAATTTCTTCAGGTAAAGAAGCTCAGTTCCCTGTAACAGGCATTGCTGACGCAAAGTACCACACTGTTGGTCAAAACATAGTCGAGTCTAACACAGGCTATTTATCACAAATCAAACACGCTGAGAAAACCATCTCTATTGATGATGTTCTTATCGCTTCTACATTCATTGCAAATATCGATGAGTTAAAGAACCATTACGACATTCGTAGCATCTACGCTAAAGAACTCGGTAAGGCTCTTGCTAAACGTTTCGATATCGCAACAATGAAAACTCTTGTCGCTTCTGCACGTAGCTCTGCTGCGATCTCAGGTGGCAATGGTGGAACCATCTTAGGTGGATCTTCTTCATTATTCGCAGGTGCTGCTGCAACTGCTCCTGAGCTTATTGACGCTGCTTTCGGCATCGCTCAATCTCTTGATGAAAAAGACGCTCCTGAAGAAGGTCGTTTCATGTTGTTGAAACCTGCTGATTACTACACTCTTATCACTTCCGATAACACTGCTATCTCTTTAGCATCTAATCGTGACGCAGGTGGTACAGGTAATATCTCTACAGGTACAATTGCACAAGTTGCAGGTCTTAACGTAATCAAGACACAGCACCTTGCTGATGTTGCTGTTGCTGACGCTTCACAAAATCAGGATGATGACAACGCTGCTAACAACGTATTCGGTACTGCTGATGGTTACAATGCTGACCTATCTGCTACTCGTGTCGTTGGTGGTACTCGCGAAGCTATCGGTACTGTTAAATTACTCGACTTAGCTACTGAGTCTGAATACCAAATCGAAAGACAAGGTACACTATTCGTTGCAAAATATGCAATGGGACATGGCGTTCTTCGCCCTGAGTGTGCTGTTGAAGTACGATAAGTATTAACCCCTTACTAATCCTCACTCTCTAAAATGGGAGTGGGGATTTTTTTTTATTATGGCAAAAAGAAAAGGCGTATCAATGCGTAAAGAGCATAAGAATCCATCAGGAGGATTATCTCAAAAAGGCAGAGATTATTATAACCGAAAAACAGGGTCTAATTTGAAAAGACCTGTGACATCGAAAAACCCTAAAGGTAAAGCAAAAGGACGTAAAAGATCGTTTTGTGCACGTATGAGTGGCGTTAAAGGTCCTATGAAAGACTCTAAAGGTCGCCCTACACGTAAAGCTTTAGCTCTTAGAAAGTGGAGATGCTAATGAAAGACTGTGGATGTAAAAAGTGTGATATGAAAAAACGTAAAAAACTCACGATTAAAAACAAGAAACCTAAAAAATCTAAATACTAATGGCTAAAATATGTCCTAAAGGAATAGCGTGGGCTAAACGAAAGTTTGATGTTTATCCTTCAGCTTATGCAAATATGGCTGCTTCTAAATACTGCAAATCTAGCACGTATGGAAAAGGTAAGAAGAAACGAAAGAACCTTAAAATTAAAAAGTAATGGGTGAATTAGCAAAATGGAGAAAACAACAATGGGTTCGTATTGGAACTGATGGAAATATCAAAGGACCTTGTGGCACCTCTAAAAACAAAAAGAACCCTGATCGCTGTCTTCCAAAGCGTAAAGCTTTAAGTATTGGTAAGTCTGCACGAGCAGCAACAGCAAGAAAGAAGAAGAGAGAACAAAAAGGTGGACGTAAAGTTGTATCTAATACAGCAAAAGCAAAAGTAAGGAATGGATAAGAAGACAGCCAAACGTATTCTACAAGACCACGAGAAGGCTCTAAAAGTCCTCTTAGAGTCCGAAGGAATGGGTAACGTAAAGGCTGAGGTTAAAGAAGCCGTTAAGAGTGCCTCAGAGGGCTCTAAAGCACTTAAAAAGACTCTTATAGATAGAGTAAAAGATTTACCTGTAATTCAGAAGGTTTCAGAGCTAGGAACAGCAGGAACAATAGCAGTCAGTACAGCAGCAGTAGCTCAGACTGATTTAGCTACAGATTTAACACAAGTATTTATTGCTGATGTTGCACAGGACGTTGTAGAAGAACGTTTCGAAGTGCCTATGTTCATCGATACTTTTGTTGACTTTGATGATCTCCACGTATGGGGACAAGGAATTATTTCCGAGAAGGTTTCCGAACTACAAGAGACTTCGTCACCTTCTTCTGTAAATGTGGATCCCACACCTCAATCCTCCGCTTCTTCACAAGGTACTTCCGACGATACTCCCTCTCAGAAGCCTTCCACTGAACAAAGCCAAGAACCAAAAGGAACGGAATCCAAATCAAAAGAAAGTAAATCATCTAACGAAGAGCCTGCAAAAGCAGATAAACAAGATAAGCAAGAACAAGCCCAAGAACAAAAAACTGAAGATAAACAAGAATCTCAAGAAGAAAAATCATCCCCTAAAACTGAGCAACAAACATCAGAAGTCAAGAATGATTTACCTATAATAGAAACCCCAATAGACACAAACGATTCATCAGTAAGACAAGTGTCTCCTACATCATAATGTTTGAATATATTTTTACTAATTACAGAGACGATCTCGTCGCAATGACTTTTACTTACATAGGCATCATATCAATTGTGATGATGTTCCTTCCTAAGAATAATTTTTTCAGTAAATTCTTTAGAGAGTTTGCTTCAATCTTCACATCAATATTTAAAAAATGAGTTACCTTATAGAAGACACAGAAACATCAATATCTTTCATAAACGTGAATGATGATTGGCAGTGGTATTACTACGTGCCTTTACTCGATCGTAGAGAGTGGGATGGAATAGAATATGATTCAATCCAATATAGTTGGGATGAGCTTGACTATCGTTTTGATGTTCCCTACCCTTCTGTTCCTGAACCTTCCTTTGTTGGTTTATTTATGGGACTAGCTCTTTTATCTGTTGTTCTATTTAAATCAATAAAGAAAGAAAAGTAATATGCCTACACTAACGTCAGAACTAGATGCTGTTAATCAGATGCTTGGTCACATAGGAGAATCTCCTGTGAACAGTATTGCATCATCAACAAGCCTCCCAATATCTGCCTCAACTGCTCAGAAAGTACTTACAGAAGTATCAAGAGAAGTTCAGAGTGAAGGATGGTTTTTTAACTACGAAAAGAACGTTGAGTTAGTACCTTCTAACTCTTCAATTACTGTAGGAGAAGATGTATTAGAATTAGATCCTATTGATAAACAAGTAGACATCGTACAGCGTGGTACTACATTGTTCGACAGAAGGAGCAACACCACTACTATCACTGAAACGATCAAAGTAAATCTAATAAGACTTCTAGAGTGGACATCCTTACCTGAAACAGCAAGACGCTACATTACTCTAAGAGCTTCTAGAGTCTTTCAAGGACGTATGGTGGGCTCTAGAGAACTCGAAGCTCTTATTGCTCGTGATGAGTTCCAAGCTCGTTCAAGACTTTTAGAGTCCGATGGAAGTAACTCTGATAAAACAATCTTTGACAACTACGACACAGCAAGTCGTGTTGGTATAAATAGAAGTACATTTATATAATATGCCTTTAATAAATACTAGTATTCCTAACCTTATTCAGGGAGTGTCGCAGCAACCTGATGCAGTACGTTTTGATGGACAATGTGAAGAGCAGGTAAATGCTTTAGGATCCATAACAGAAGGATTACAGAAACGTCCTCCTACAGAGTTTGTTAATAATTTATTTTCAACTGAAATTCCTGAAGATGCTTTTGTTGGTTTCATAGATAGAGATGACGACGAAGCTTATGTTGTTGTTGTACAAACAGGCAAACTAAATGTCTTTCACGCTCAAACAGGAACACCTGCAACTATTGATGGATTAAGTACTACTACCTTTACTAGTACTAATTATCTTTATTCCGATACACCTAAGGAAAGCATACAGATGTTGGCTATAGGTGATACAACTTATCTGTTAAATAAAGATGTAGCTACTGATATGGATACGTCATATTTAACAAGATCTGAAAAACTCGGAAGTGGAAAAAATAGTACAGGACATAGACGAGCCCTTATATTCATCAAACAAGGAGCGTACAAAACAGAATATAAAGTAGAACTTCTAAACAGTAATGATCAGGTTATCGTCACTGCAGAATATGAGAGTGGACCTAGTAGAAATGGTGCAGGTGATCCTGTGGATATTAACGCTACTACCTCTTTTATAAGAGACGGACTTTTTAATACATTTACTTCAACCGAAAAAACTGATTATGACATAGAGCTTTTAGGAACAAATGGTATAATTCTTACAGTCCCTAACGAGGGCTCTATAAGAGCTTCAGACGGTTTAGGTGATTCAGGTCTAGGACTTGTATATGAGGAAGCAGCAAACATCACAGACCTTCCTATTTATTGTGTAGAAGGCTTTAAAGTAAAAGTAGCAGGAGATGGCGAAAGTAGTGCTGATGATTACTACGTAAAGTTTAGAACTACTGTAGGAGAAAATGACTCCTCTGATTACTCAAATGAACGTCAAGGTAAAGGTACTTGGGTAGAAACTGTAGGTCCTGAAGAGTATACCACTATTGATCAAGCAAAAATGCCTAGAGTATTAACGCTTACAGACTTTAGTCCAAACACTAATATAGCTACATTTAGTCTAGCTAATATGTTGTTAGATACTAAAAAAGCAGGAGATTCAGTTTCCAATCCTTCTCCAAGTTTTATCGGTGAGAAACTAGATAATATATTTCTATTTAAAAATAGACTAGGATTTTTATATGGTCAGAATCTTATAATGACCGAAGCAGGTCTTGGTAAATTATCAAGCAACGGCACACAGCAATACAATTTCTTTAGAAACACTGTTACAACTCTTTTAGATGGAGATCCTATTGATTTAGCGGTATCTACTGAGAAAGTAACATTTCTAAAACACGCTATACAATTCCAAAGTGATCTTATCTTATTCTCTGATAATGGACAGTTTGTTCTTAAAGGTGGGGATTTACTAACACCAAGAACAGTATCAGTAACAAGAGCAACAACATACGAGTCAGATAATGGAGTTCCTCCTGTTGGTGTTGGTCAGTATATGTATTTCCCATTTAAGAGAGGTACAAAACATACAGGCGTTAAAGAGTTTATGGTGAATGCAGACTCGGATGTTTATCTTGCTGAAGAAATCACATCTCACGTGCCTTCTTATATTCCTAACGATATTATTGATTTTACAGCTTCAGAGACTGATAATATTATGGCTCTAACGACAGGTAAAACAGCTCCTGTTGCTGCAGCGTCTCCTGACATCCCTACATCTTCTGAATTATCATCTCAAGGTTATAGTTACGTAGGTTTAGAGACAGCCTCTTCTGACGGATCAAATTGGCTTACTACAGATTTATTTGTTCATTATAACGCTAACACACCGTCGCTAGGTAATCCTTTTCATACATACGGAAACGGTCAACCTGCGTTGAATAACTTAGCAGACACTTCAAATAACGGTACTCATGCTGCTATGCCTTATAGCACAACATCTAACACCGCTTCTCCTTTGATAAACATCAATGGACAAAATTTAACAGGTAATCCTCCTTTAGCACCTAAGCTTGGTACGTTTGTACCAACACAAGCAGCATCAGGATATACTCCATCAGGGTTGGGAACATTTGATCTTGGTAAAACTTCAGGTTCTGATCCTAATAACTCTGTATTAGCAGGTTACTCTCAGAGAGATACTACCAATTTTGCACAAAAATTTGTGTTTGAAAGTGCTATTGAAAATCATGTTGATAACGAATACGCAATAGAAATTGGCGTTGTAAAACCTCAGCCTACATCTCTTCCTTTCGGTAATGATCCTATTCTTTGGGGTATTAATTTAAGCAGCCCTTCTAGTAATCTAAATACTACTATTACTACAGGTTATGATATGATGATCAATCCTAACGTAACAGGTCTCTTAGGTTTAAAGTTACAAAACATGAATAACACAAACGCTACTACTGCGTTTATGATGAACGGAACAACAACAGCATATAGTACAGAACTTACTCCTCACCGTGTGGAACTAGGAGCAAGCACGTCAAACAGACCAACGATATCTTACCATTTACTCTTAAATATGTCTCCGTCAAAGACAGAATTAAAATGCGTAGACTCGAACGGTAATGTTTTCACAGTTTGGACATTGAACGATCCTAACGTTACTTACTCAACATTAAAGACGTTTGCTTCGTCAAGCGGTCTTCTTATGCAAAACTTCGGTGTTGGTATTCATACGTCATTATTTGTTCCACCTGCTTCTACTCAAAACGAGCACACTTGGGGTGGCTTAGCACAACGTGGAGGAGCACATATGCATATGTTTAGAATCTATAATAGAAACCTAACCTCTGCAGAACTTTCTTACAACGGTCTCAATAATAACTTTAGAATGATACAAGCATAATGAATACTGATATCTTTATTTATAAGTACTACTTCAATGGTCAGAAAAAGCTTTTAGGAGCTTGGTCTAAGTTTACTATTGTAGGATCTATTAGAGGTATGAAATTTATTAGATCTGTGTTGTTTATTCTTGTTGTGAAAAACGGTAAGTCAGAGATGATTAAACTTAATCTTCAAGATGCTCCTATAGACACTATGGGTTACAATACTAACTTAGATATGAGAGTTTATACAAATCTAGTTGCAGGTTCATCTTCTAATACTTTTACAATGCCTTACATACCGCAAACAGGTGATGAGTTAGAAGCTTATACAACTGATGGAGTAAAACTTCCTATTTCGTATACAGCAGGATCAGCATCGGTAACTTTTAATTCTGCGATACCTACAACACAAGGAACGTATACTTACGATACTGATACAAACAATATTGCGACATCAACAAGTACAAGCACAGAACAACGTACACCTTTGTTTATAGGATTAAAATATAACATGAAGTACACGTTCAGTGAGTTGGTGTTTAAAGCAGCGTCAGGACAATCTAAAACTCCTTCCAACGCAGCTAAACTAATGATAAGAAACGGCTCACTATTTTATAACGATACAGCTAGTTTCAAAGTCAGTGTAACTCCAAAACAAAGAGACACTCAAACATCAGCTTTCAGTCCTACTATTATAGGATCGTCTACAATCGGAGAGCTAACTTTAGAAGATGGTGCTTTTCGCTTTCCAATCTTCTGTTCTTCAGAAGACGCTAAGATAACTATAGAAAACGACTCAGCACTCCCAAGTAACTTTCAAAGTGCAGAGTTTGAGGCATTTACTCACGGAAGATCGTCAAGATATGGTTGATAAGATTCTACAGACTGAATCAGAACAATTATACATCTCTAAAAGCTCCATAAGAGACGCTGAGAGGCTCTCTACGGCTCTAAGAGACATAGACATAAAGGAATGCTCAGCTAACGGTTTCACGCCTATTAAAGCCCTTCTAATGGCTTTCGCAAATGACGATAAAACTTATACCATAAATATGAGATATAACGATGACCCTATCGCTATGTTTGGTGTTGGTACCCTTAATTCATATAACTATGTTTGGTTACTTGCTTCTCAAGAGTTCAGTAACCATAAAAGAGACATATTAAAATACTCTAAATACCTTTTAAAAGAAATTACAAAACCCTATGACTTTGTGTTCAACGTTGTGCACGAAGAAAATAAAACAGCTATCCGTTGGTTAAAATGGATGGATGTTAAATTTATAAGGAAAATAAACATTAACAACGAACCTTTTTACGAATTTATATATGTGTAGTCCACTAGCAATAGGTCTTGGTGCCTTACAAACAATCGCTACTGTTAAATCTCAAAAGATACAGAAGGAGATGCAGGAGGTTCAACAAGAACGAGCATCAACAGCTGAGGACAATCGTTTCTTATCTCAAATAATGTCTTTACGTGTAAAAGAAAAACAAGAAAATGAAGCAGCCTCTCAAAAACTTATCGCAGCACAAACTAAAACTATGGAAGCTATTAGTACTGCTGATGCAACTGATAATGGTTACGATGGGAATAACCTTGCTGCTATATATTCAGACATCGAACAAGCAGATGCAAACTATAGAAGTTCAGTCTACAGGCAATTAGAATTTAACGATGATCAAAGGTTCTTCGAATTAGACAGTGCATTCCAAGGATCAGCTAATAAACAAATAGCAATTAATAAACCCATTGCTCCTGTTGATTACTTAGGTGCGGCTGTTCAAGGTGTCTCTACAGGTATGTCAACACAAGGATCAATAAAACAAGCAGGACTTAGTGGAGGAATCTTTGGAAAAGCATAAAAAATTATGGCAAAATTAAACGTAACAATCCCTATTAACGACAAGCAGGAGTTTAAGAAATTTAACTTAGCTCCTCAACAACTGACACCTGCTGCTCCTAAAGGAGGACAGTATCAGGTACAAGTAGGTCAAACCCTTCGTGCCGAAGAAACATCAATGGGACAACTCGCAAAGTCTCTAGGAACTTTTGGAGGTCCTTTATTGTCAGGCTACGCTCAGCTTTCAACGATTGATAATAATATAGCTAAAGAAGAACTTGCGACATATAGTGACGAGAAAAAACGAGAACTACTAGGATTAGGTAAAGACCTTAATAAAGAACTCCGTAGAATGGGATTCAATCCTAATCACTCTTTAACAGTTCAGAGATCTTTAGGAGACGTTGAAGTTTCTCCTGCAATGACATCTTGGAATACTAGACTTGATGAGATTACACAAAGCCAAGCTAACGGAGAACAACTCACTCAAAAGCAACTACAACAAGAGTGGGGTAAGTGGAGAGCTAATTATATCTCAACTAATGAAACCTTAGGAAAGAACATCTACGCTAAAGAAGGTTTTGTAGCATCTACAGATGCTTTGTTTGCTCGTAATCAAGGAGTATACATGAAGAACGTAGATACCCACTACGACTCTAAAGTTCGTAATCCTAATATTGGTTCTGCTCTTGTTACTGCTTTTGAACAAAGCCCTGAAACATTTATACAGAAGTATACAGAACTTACTGATGATATGTCTAAGACAGAAGTTTTAGAAGTCTTAGATTGGATCAGTCAAAACACAGAAGGTTTCAGTCAAAAGAACAACTACAAAGAAATGTTGATCGACTTACAGCAGTCCGATGCAAAAGCAGGTAACGCTAAGTTTAGTGCTATCAGTGATATGGAAATCGGAATGACAAGACTCGATAAGACTTTAAAAGACCTTAAAAATAAAGATGAGCTTGATGATATACAGTTAGCTGCTAAACGTCGTGCTGAAGAACTTGAAGAGATTAAAGGAGACTTTTTCAAGGATTATAACGCAGCAGATGGAGAAGAAGCAAAAGAAGAGATTATAGAAAGCTACAGACAGAAAACATATAACGTAGAAGGATTTACTTCTGAAGATAATACAATGTTGTTTGGTGATGTTAATGAATGGCTCATTGCTATGGAAAATAGTCACGATGCGGATATGACGGCAGACAACTTAAAACTTGATAAGTTAGGTCAAAAGGCTACAGCAGACTTTTCAATTCAATTAAACCAAGCTGTTATTAGCGGTGATATGGAAGCACAGAAAAAAGTAATCAAGGACATTAACACCTTTGTAACTGAGAATATAGCTAAACTCGGAGGTACACGTTTAAAAGACTTAAGCGACTTAGCTTTAGCAACTCATAATGGTATTAATGAAATCAAACTTAGTACTGTAAATAGCGTTGTAAACGTTATGCCTAAGCCTTTATTAGATAATAACGCTAGAAATGCTTTTGATAACGTAAGATCAACTTTTAACCTTGGTACAACAGCA